TTACGTTGCAGTTGGGGTTGTAACCATGGTTCAAACAGTCGAAAACACTGGTTAACATACTCCGCACTGGTGTGATATTCGCAAAAATCACGCCAAATTTCCGGTTTAAACGCCTCTTGTAGCACTTTATCTGCTTTGTACCTATAACATATACCCCCATCAAAAGGTTCAGTTGCTAAAACAGTGTCTGTGGGCCATGTTTTTTCTAGTTCATCATATACATTGTCAGGCAATGCATCTTCAATTATTATGTGTGGATATGGGTCTGCTACAACTACTCCACCTTTTTGTAAAACATTTAGGTTCATACAATACCTTGTTTGTGAAACATTTCGTCACGTAAGTTAAGCCATTCAGCGGCATATTCACATGTTTGTTTGTCTTTGAACCACGGGCCACCTTCAGTGTAGTGCAATGCTTTTGGTTTGCCATCGTCAGGCTCTTTATACCAATCAGTTAGATAGTTCCAGTGATGTGGAATTTCTCCTATTTCAGCATCATCTAGCCACATAAATCTATGGTGCCACATGCCATCTTCTTTGTTAAGATTGCGTAGATTTAAACGCATGTTCATAGGATGTCCACAGTTCCATAATACACAAGAAGACCAATTTTTTCTTGGATACACAGTCTGTTTTTTCCCATCCATTTTTACAGTAGACTTGGGTGTGTAATCGTGTTTAACAACTTGCACAGCCTTGTCTTTATCAGCCAATGCAAAAAGTTCTGCTGGATCTGATAAAAATAGAAAGTCACAATCTACAAATAAAGCATGTCCTTGATAATCCATTAGGTATGGCACAAAAAATCTTGAAAAAGTAAATTCAGTAGAAGCCTTTTTATCTACATCTCTTGTGTAGATGCCTAATTCTCTCATGGTAGAAAGTTTAAGTGGAATGACTTCTACTTTTTTATTTTTTCTGTGTATTGAATATTTGCAAACTTCGTATGCAAGATCTTCTCTTGTATCATATCCTACGTAGATTCTCATGCAATTCTAGTTAGTATCCGCAATATCCTGCATGAAAGTTTTTGATCCTAACTGTTTTAACATAGTGTCTGGATCTGAAACTTCATATGGATCATCATCTGCACTGAAATCATTTTTGCCTGGCTCTTGATTCCAGTGTGTAATTACACCATCATCAACAATCATCGAATATCTCCATGATCTCATGCCAAAGTTTTGCATTGGTTTTTGTACTAACATGCCTATTGCTCTTGTAAAATGTCCTGCTCCGTCTGGGATCATTTTAACATTTTCTACTGCAAGGTCTTTTGCCCATGCATTCATGACAAATGCATCATTCACTGATAAACAGTAAACTTCATCTACATGTTTTTTAAGTTCATCATATTTTTCTTCATATCCAGGTAATTGGAACGATGAACATGTTGGAGTAAATGCTCCAGGTAATGAAAATACAGCAACTTTTTTGCCTTTGAATATAGAATCTGTGTGCATATCTGCCCATCCATATTCGCCATTCTCATCTTGGACCCTTACTCTAAAAGTTACGTTTGGTACCTTCACGCCTTCTTTCATTTTAGTTCTCCTTGTTTATGGTGCCGTTGCACGGATTCGAACCGCGGACCTGATGATTACAAATCAACTGCTCTACCAACTGAGCTACAACGGCCTACCACCAATTTTCGCAGGCAAAAACCACCCAACATGGTTTTTCTGCTTTATTAATTGTAACACCATGATAGTCTACTGTAAACACATTATTTTTATTTTGCACCAAAGCACAAGTTTTAATTTCAGACTTTGGATAAGCCTTTGCAATGTCTTTAGTAATTTTTTTTAATGTGTCACCTTCGTCACAAATGTCATCTACAATTAAAATTTTTCTTTTACCATTTTTGATTGTCCAATGAGATGGCAACTTCCAATCTGTTTCCCAATTAGGATGATCTCTCAAAGATCCTTTGAACGGAATAAACTTTGTATCAAAGTAATGACTCATCATTACACCAATTGGTAGTCCACCTCTGCTTACACCAATTATCACATCAGGCATAAAATGATCTTTTGTCATTTCTCTTATAATTGAAGTTTGTAATGCTATTTGGTCAGCATAGGAAATAATCATTTTCTCAGTCATTTTGTTGCCTCTCTTAATTTGCTTTTTGGTGTGTTTATATTACGTTTTGCACACACAGGTTCAATCTCACATGTATCACAACCTGGCTTCCTTGATGTGCAAACTTTTTTTGCATGAGTAATTAACCACATATGAGCACCATACTTGTATTGATCTGGTGTTGAATTGTTCACAGTGATGGATGCTTTGCCTTCATCTAAACTATCTGCCCAACCTAATCTCCATAACAATCTACAAACATGTGTATCCACTGCTATGTGTGGTTGCCCCCATACAAATCTCATTATTATGTCTGAACTTTTACGTCCCACTCCTGGCAGGCTCATTAGTTCCTTTTGTGTTTGGGGAACTTTACCTTCAAATTCTTTTAATAATAAATGGCTTGTTGCTAGAATATTTTTTGACTTTGCATTGTGTAATCCTGCTGGACGTATTGCTTCAATTATTTCATCTTGTGTAAGTTGAATCATTTGTTCAGGAGTATCTGCTTTTGCAAATAATTGATTACATGCAACTGATGTTCTTTTGTCTTGTGATTGTGCTGATAACATTACTCCTATTAAACTTTTGTATGCATGTTTGTGTATTTTTGCGGCTGGCTTTTTGTTTGAATAGTAATGATACTTTTTGCTGAGCTTTTCAAAGAGATAATCAATGTTTGGTTTGTCCATCATCTTACGTCTGCGTCTTCCATGCCCGCAACTCGCAGTTTAGTGATATTGGTTATTTGCCATTGTTTTTGATCCAATCCTTTGAGTATGCCTAGCCATTTGTTACGCAACAATGCCCATTCATTTACAATGGCTTCAAAGTCACACACTTCATCTTCACCATCAACATATTTTTCAACGTCCCTTGAAGAAAGTGCTCTTTGATAATTTTCTAAATATATTTTGTAGTGTTTTGTTCTTAGCTTTCGCAGTTCTCTGTTTAGATGGTTTAGCACTGCTTCTATTTCTTGTAACTGTGCAAATCTTGTTTCGACAATGCCAGGCAAAGTTGATGCGGCTTTTTCAAGTTTACCATACAACTTTACCTCGCTTTTTGCTGATATTAGTTCTTGTTCATAGTGCTGTATTGCAGAAGGAATATTTGCAAGTGACCTTACAATTTCAGAGTACCAATTAGTATTCGCCATCTTCCTCGTCGTCATGATAGTCTTTGTATTCTTCCAACACTTCGTCAACTGCATCTGCAAGTGGGCTATCGCCAACTTCATTCTGCAATTCTCTCAATGTGGATTCTTCAACTCCTTGTTCGATGAGAAAGTTTACCAATCTAACAGCCACTTCAGGCTTATCTTTTGGAATCTTTTTTTCGAAGATGTCCCAAAGTTCTGCTATTACTATTGCGTCTACTGTATCCAAAATTATTCTCCTTCAGTTACGTCGACAGTACTTACCTCTTCGACAGGATTTTCTTGCGGTGTAATATTGCTAATTTCTTGCATTATTAGTTCAAGTCTTTCGCCTGTCCATGCTTTTCTGTATTCAAGATGTTCTTTGCCTGATGCATCTATGTATTTTAAACGATTGCCTGATTTTGTCAACAATCCTTTTTTCTCAAATAAGTCTACCAAGCCTGAATATGGATCCATGCCAGTTTCATATGGTATTTTTATTTGTACACCTTCAAAAGGCTTTGCGTATCTTGTCTTCATAACTTTACATGCTGATCTTATACCACGCACATCAGTAACTTTGTTGCCATCTTCATCTTCTTTTAGTTTTAGTTTTTTCATTGCTATTACAATCGAAGATGCATAAATGAATCCTTGTCCGCCTGATATTTTGTCATCAGGGTCAAACATGTCTTGTGATGCATAAGTGTGGTTAGTCGCCAACATACCAATATTGTGAGACCCAAACATGTTTACACAGTTTCTTACCAATGCTGTAAGTGCCTTAGGCTTTCTACCTAAATCACCTTTCATTTCACCTTTTTGAAACTGATCAACATCAGTTGGAGTCAACAACATGCCTAAAGAATCAATTACGAAAAGTATCTTTGGCTTGTCTTCAACGTCTTCACCATAATCTGCTCTGTACTGCTTCATAAAAGTTGATATTGTTTTTGCAACATCATCAATCATGCTAATGCTTAAACGCATTAATTTTGTAGGATCAGTATCAACGTTCAGTGCTTGTAACCATTTTTCATCAAGTGCGTTTTCTGAATCAATTAAAACTACAAATATTCCTTGTAGTTGTGCCTGTCTTACCACATTGCCTGATGCAATAAAAGATTTGCCTGAACCACTTTCGCCTGCTAACACAGTAACTTTGCCTAGTGGTACACCTTTGTAGAAATCACCTGATATCAAATAATTCAATGCATGATTGCCTGTTGAAATCCAGTCTGTGGGATCGTTAAATCCGATCCCAAGACCGTCAATTGATTTGGTGATATCTTTTCTAAATTTTGATATATCAAATGCTTTGACCATGTGTACCTCTACTTAGATTGTTGTCTAGCACGAATCATTGCCAATATATCTTCTGCTTTGTTATCAGTAGAAGCTGATGTTGGTGCTGTTTCTGGTGCTGGAGCTGTAGTCGGAGCTGGAGCAGTGACTGGAGCTGGAGCTGGAGCTGGCTCTGGTGTTGCCTGTGCTGTAACTGGTGCCGCAGTTGCCTCCATTGCCGGAGTTGGTTTTGGCGTTGCAGTTGCATTTACAGGATCACCTGTTCTTTGCGACATCCCTGCAGGACGGAAGTATTGACTGTATTTGTCAGGATCATATGGTTGTCCATCAACAGATGCTTCAAACATTTCCTTCATCACTGTTTGTTCAACTTCAGATGGCTTCTTTGGAAGGAAGTCACTTAGATTGAATAGTCCATGTTTGTCAATTGCTTGTTTCTGTTCTGGTGTAAGTGCAGATTCTCTTCTTGACCATTTTGATGTCGAATAGTCTGCATAACCACCTTTTGATGACTTGTTAATTCTAAAGTCAACACCACCATCATAATCAGTTGGCATGTTTTCCATTTCTGGATCAAGTAATGCACCTTTGATTATGTTGAAAATTTGTGGGCCAATTATAAAACGTCTAATTGGATTTTCTGGAGTAGTGTCTTCTTGCAATGGTGATTCATTTACAAAGCCTTGGAAAATGTAAGAACGTTTTTTCCAATATTTTCTACCCATGTCTTCTAGTGATTTATCTTTGAACCATTGTCTTACTTCTGCAAGTATTGAACATGGTTCTCCCCACATCTCCATACAAGGAACTTGTACTTGTACTGATCCAGTTGACTCACCTTTTACTGAGTTGAAAGGTAATTTTATCATTGCCCTTTCGGCCCAAAAGAATGTGTTGTTAGGATCTGCGTCTGGTAAGAAACGTAATACTGCTTCTGTGCCTTCTGCTATATTCCAATGTGGGTAAATTGCGTTGTCGCCTATTGGACCTCCTGATGAAGTCTTGGCGTCTTGTGCCTTTAGTTTAGCACGAATTTCTGCTAATGTTGCCATAAAATGCCTCCTTATGTTGCCTGTTTAGCCTATTAATAATATATTACTATACTATATTGTAATTATGCAGTCAATGATTTTATTGTTGAGGAGTCCAAGGATTTTTGGCAACTTCTTCAGTTACCCATTTGTCCAAGAATTGCACCAATATTGTTGGTGTGCTACAATCTATGGTGTCTATGTCTTCTTCCAGTTGCACTGCTAACATGCATTCTTTTTTTGGCAATTCATAATATTTTTTGTTTTGGCAGACAATCACAGTGTCTTTTTTGTCTTCAACCATTAAGCCACACACTTTGTTTGATTCATGCACAATGTGATCACCTACTTCAAATCTGTATGTGTTGTCAATTTGGTCAGATCTTATTTTGTCAAATCCACCTGTGACAGTATCCCAGTCAAATTCTTCAGTTTTTACTTTTTTTTTGGTTTTTTAAAAAATGGCTCTTTTGCGTCTTTTGGTTTGTCGTATGTTTTTACGCCAATTTTTGAATCTCTGTCTGTTTTAGTTGGCTTTGGATTCATGCCTACTGCCATCATAGAATATTCGTCTGTCTTCTTTTTGTTGTATTTGTCTTTGATCTTGCCAATTTCTTCTGCACTTGCACCTGACCCTGCCGCACTTTGTATTTTCTTCATGCCGTCTTTGCCATACTTTTTGACACCAGCACGATACATTATGCCGCTTTCACTCATCTCTGCTGAACGCATAAACATTTGTGCATACTTTTTAATGATTGGTCTTGCATCTGCTTCAGGACCTTTGGTTTGTGATAGATCATATAAATCATCCATCAAACTGTCATCACCTATGTGATCATAAACTATGCCCTGTGCATTGTCACCATCTACGCCTACTGGAATTGGCTCTTTCATAAGTTTTGCAATGTCTCTAAAATCTTCTGCTGTCTTTGGTGCTTTCCATGTGCCTTCTGTTGTTGTGTCGTATTCTTTTACTACGTTGTTGGCCCACTTTTCGAATGAATCTTCACCTTTGTATTTCTTTTTATATCCAAGGTCTTTTTTGCCTACTTCTTGTCCTTTGATGTTTTTGTATTTTTTAAGTTCTTGTGGATCTATTCTTACTTGATCTTTGTATTTTGGATCTGCCTTCATTTTCTTAAGGTCATCTATGTATTTTTTAACAAGTTGAATTGCAGTCTTTTTTAATTCTCCATATCCTTTTGGTGGAGTAACAAATAATTCACCTTGTTGTTGTATTTCTGAGTCCATATCTGCCGCAAAGTTGTTCAGTCTCATTGCTTCATCATCTTGTGGAAGATATCTTGTAGCAATGTCTCTAAGTATACTTGCAATCATGATATTTTTGTCTTTGAATTTAGTTTTTGCTAACATGTTGTCAGCGGCATCGTTTGGTTTTAGTATTAATTTGTTTCCACCTGCTAACCAACTGTCCACGTATGCTTTATTCTTTTGTGCAGAAGTAGTTTCATCAGCACCTGGTGCCATTGCATCTTTGTCTGCTTCTTTCACTGCTTGGTGCACAATAGGAAGTGCATCTAACACTTTTTCATCAAAACTTTTTTTAGTAAGTTGGTCTTTATATTTTTCAACTTCTTGTTCTGTCATTTCAACTGGTGTGCTTGGTTTGTAATTTGCCTTTATTTCAGCATATCCTTTTTGTGTTGCTAATCTGTGAATGTTTGTGTGTATTGTGTGTATTTTTTCTTGTGTAACTTCTGCCAATCTGTTGTTTGCTGTGTTCAGCAAATCTTTGTTGTTGATATATCTACTGAATTCTCTTAATTTCAACAGTTGGAAACTTTGTTCTTGAATGTACTTGCCAAATTCATCATATGGATATCCACCATTTGCAACATGGCGTGCCATTGCTCTTGCACCTTTAAGATGTATGATTGGATACTTGAATCTTTCACCTTCTTCACTTTGTACAAATATTGATTTAATGTGTCTTGATCTTGCACCTTGTTGTGTTTCGTCTACTGGCTTGGAATGTTTGATTATAACCTTTGCAGTTTGCATTGGATGATATGATGTTTTACTGGTGCCCCACATACGTCTACTTTCTGCTATTTTATTTTGTGCAAGATATTTATAGTCTTTTTTCTCCAAGTTTGACTTGCTAATATCACGCACATCAAAGCCTAAATTTCTTGATTTTGCAAATTTTCTTATGTCTTGTATGAATTCAAACCATTCTGTTTTCTCAGACATTGGTTGATTTTCTGTCATTTGACGTGAATAGTACACACTTAATTCTTTTTCACCAAGTGCTACACTTACAGGATGATCTTTATACTCAAAACTGAAAAATTGAGCAGTTTTTGGGTCAGTGGTGCTTTGTGCATCAGCATCTCCCATGGTCAAATCTGAAAATTTTGCTCTTAATTGATTGAATAATTCTTCGTTTGTATTCATTTTTGTATTTATCGACTATGTTACTACGAAGATAGGCATTGGAGCCACCTCTTCTTCTGTATTTTCTTTCAATCTTTGGTACAATTTTTGATCCCAACCAGCAACTACACTTACCATTCTACATA